CCTGAAAATAGGGGACGAAACCCCTTAGACTAAAGCCCCCCTCCGGGGGCATGGCTTAGCGCCAGTCTAAGGTATCTGGCCACCCACGGCTTACGCCATGAAGTGATAGCTTCGAGGTCGTTAGACTTCGGAAAGGCACTTCGAAAGGAGTTAACCTAGCGAAACACCCCTCTGAAAGAGTTTTCAGCTCTCTCGAATCACGTCCTCTTGAAAGACCGTACAGCCAAGTGGCGTAAGCCAAATTGACGTCTTTTGGTCTAAAGTGCTTAGCACTCTCAAGAACCCGTGCGTAACGATACCATACTCCGTCCCACCCGCGCTTCCTTTCAAAGCGGGATAGGCGGAAGAATGGGGATACCGCGGCTTCGGAGAATCCGACGCCTAAAGTTCCGTCATCGCCCGCAGAGAGGTCCTCCAAGTTATAGAGGGGGCCTCTCAACGTACGAAAAACAGACTTCGGTAGCCTTCGAATGCAACGAACCCAAGTAGCCCTAAGCTTACTATCACAACTAGAATAACCGTTGCGACAGTGAGCAAGGCGCCTGAGTCCATTAGCCATTCGAATAATCGTTTGCGCATCTGAGGGTACTTCCTTTAGAAAGAAGGGACGGACATCGTTCCCATCGTAATAATCCTTGCCACAAGACTCTCTAAAAGGACCTTCTGAAAAAGTCTTATTAGGGTTTGTCTTGAAACCAAGGACTCCCAGCATAACCGTTAGCAGCTCAACGGCTTCTACTGGAACTACGATGTCATCGCCGTAAGCACGTACATACTCGGTTGAGAGGCCGAGATATGTGGTTGTGGCCCACGCCAACGAGTAAAAGAGCAAGCTCTCTAACTCGAACGTGAAACCATTACCCATGGATGAGAATTTCTGCCAGACGAACTTTTGAGGTCCGTCCATCAGTTGTTCATCATCAAGCGTGCCCCACTTAGATCTCACGAGGTCAAGGAAATGATACCAACGAATCGGTAGCAGATCCGCGACGACAGCACCAGCAATTGTGTCGCTGGCCATGCTGAGATCTATAGTAGCGATTCTGCCAAACTTGGAACCCAGAAATGCTAATTTTTGATTAGCAGACTGGTCGTCCAAGTCAAGACCTATACGTTTGAGACGTCGCCTAATCATTTGTCCTAATCCTAGTTGGAGAAGGATATTTAGAGAAGGTTCGATCGCAATCGCACGGTCCGTTTTGGCATTCTTCGGAACGAAAGCTACGGTGTTACCTGGTGCGAGGGTGATTTCTTCTTTGGTAATGGGCTCATAAGGCCCATCATCAAAAGGAGAGAGACCACGCCTCGAACGCACCCACGGAACCATCGCATTCACGATGAATTCCGCCACAGGGATGGCATCAGCAGTCGCTGAGAGGCCAGTTCCTATCTTGTCGTAAAGCGTCGCTCGGATACCTTTGTGCAAGTCTGTAGCACCAGGTCCAAATCGACATGAACGACACCACTCTTCTGGATCGAAGTCACCGAGGATACTAGCGATTTTTTGCTGCATCCGATGAAGGATCGGATGGACAGCAGGATGAATTTTTCGAAAATCATCCACGCGTGTAGCCGAAGTGAAACGACGATTCGTTGAGCGGCACAGGGCCTCGGCCTCCTGAAAGTTTAAGAGAGCTTGCGTTCTCGTAGAACTTTCATTCCCCTTGAAGGGGAACTTCGCCAGAAACGACACCGCAAGGTAATCGTCTCGGAATTCAGAACTGGAAATATAGTTCCTTGGGTGAATTTTATGGTTCACCAAAGTCTGTATATCTCCAGCCTGAAGGGCCATATATAGCCCAAGCGAAGTCGGAGTGTTGAGGTCCTCGAAGAGCTGTGAAGCAACGTCAATGGCAAGCTTTTCGCCATCGACACTCCAAGTCTTAACGACTTCGGAGACCTGTGATATGCGATCTCTGATCCGCATAATTTCGACTCCCTACATGAGGTTAGGAAATGCTCAGTATTGCTTTAGCACTGAGCAAAGAGATAAGTAGGACCAGAGAGTCCTACAATCACTCATCCATGCCTTAGTAGGGCATGTCCAGATTCCGAATCCCATCCGTCTTGAAAACGGAGTGATTCATGAAACTGGATGCACGGAACTCCAGTTCCTGTCGTTCGGCCTCAGTGGCCTGCGCAGGAATACGAGCCGTGGCGTCGAAGTACAGGGTGTATTTCACGAGCCCTGTCGCCCCGTCGAGAACCGGCAGAACATACTTTGCCGTGATCCGAGCGGTACCGTTCTCCCTATTACGCGGCAAAACCGCGGAAAGGGAAGCGATTCGATAACCAGCCATACTTCCAGCAGACTTGTCCGCCCAAAAAGCGACGGGGTTGCCAGGAGTTTGGTTGAAGACGACATGATTAGTGTCGACATTCGAACCGTTTTTGAGAACGAGAGTTGCTTGTGCAGCCATTAGGTTGTACCAGAGAGTTACGACACTACGCTTTAGGCGTGCGCCGAGGGATGCCGAGTCCAAACGTAACCTGCAGTAGAGCGAGAGCATTTCCAACCCGAGTAAGGTTGAATCCGCTACCGCGCTGCAGATTGAATGGAGGATCGACAACGTAGTTGACTCGATTATAGTAGCGCTGGGAGTATATTGTCGCTCCTCGGCCACCATTAGTCGAGATTAGGGTGGGTTTGTAGTTCACATTCCCATTTTGGGTCACTAACAAGGAGTTCCACTTGTCGAGGACGGTAACGCCTCGAAACGCAGAGGAGGCTTCTAGCATATCGCCGACTTTGAAAAACCAGTCGACGACGAAGCTAAAAGGAACTAGCTCCCATACTAACAGAGCAGGGTTGTCAAGACCTAGCTTTGATAGTGTCTGCAGCTCAGGATTGGTAACCTCACAAAGGAAACCAGTCGATGAGCGGTATTGCGTAACCCGAGTTTCCGTAGCCAGTAACGGCGACGGATAATCGTAGAGACTGCTACCAGTAGTCTCGGTTACCTGGGTAGAACTATTCGCCTTAGCAGTAAAACGAATAGGTCGACCGACGAGGGTGTTAGCAAGGGCCTCACACGCACCGTACACATCAGATAGGAGAGGCAATACTCCATACTGAAGTGCGAGCCACCTTTCGGCAACGACTTGAGAAATCGTTTCCTTAGGGTTGTCAAAGGACTTTAAAGGTCCTTTGCGACGAGTAACTCTCTTTTGGGGAGTTCTCGTGGCTCGAGCCAAACGTTGCACAGCGTTAAGTGGCTGTCCACGTCTAACGTCGCGAAAAACTTTCGCGAGCACAATTGCAGTGTCTGCGACCAACTTTCGAGTTTGGCCGAATTCAGCTACAAATTGTGCGACGTTAATCTCCATGTTGACTGCTTCCAGTTTTGCTTTCTGGGTAGCATCAGCACGGAGCGACAGGACCATCGAAGAACTCACGTTCAACGATGGTGGATTCCCGTCCCAATACGACCCATACGGACCGAGAGCAAAGTAGGTACCGGTGGTTTTCTTACCATCGAGACCCCACCACACTCCAGGTTGAGTACGGGAACGTAGATCGACAGGGCTCTTACAATACTTCTGATGGTCGGTTAAGACATTAGAGGGTATTGCACCTGCCTCTTTATAAGCGAGATAAGCCGCTCTCGAGTGTTTTCCACCCGAGCGAGTTCGTGAAGTCTTGACGATAACGCCTGTTCCATCGGGGGCTGAAGTGCCCCCACCCGAGCCATACATCGTACCATAAGTACGAGCCATGCCTCGGGAATCGGACCAGTTGATATTCGGCATTTATGACTCCATGTTCTCAATCTCGCTTAAAACCGAACGAAGATCATGCAGATACACCGTAGGCCCGTAGGCTTCCGGTAGACCTGGATCTGTTCGGTCCCTTCCTGACCCAAACTCGAAGACTAAATCATCCTGCATAGCAAGTTGATACAATCGACGAGTCACGTAATACTCAATGTAGCGATATGGAATCGCTCCATTGAGATCCGTGGTCAGGCCCGCTACGGAAGAAGATGAATGATGAGGTTTTTCTACAAACCGATAAATCATAATCCTCCTAAGTAGTGGGGTTAGAAACCATAGACCCCGGGGTTGGCTACCCCGG